ATGTTTTTCTATCATGTTATCTAATACTGAAATATCAATATCTTCCATTGTCTTCTCCTTATGTTATTTAATTTATCTAGTTCTTATAAACTAGAGTCTTCTTTTTGTGCTATGACTAGGTATGCTCTACCTTGTACTGATGTCCCGGTTATCCTTAGCTTCATCTTCTCTACATATCTTTGTATCTCTTTAGTTGAGTCAAAGAATATAGGTCTACCATTCAGTAGCATAACCATATGAGAACACTGGTCAGGCACATTAAGTTTTAATGCTTTCATATCTTTAGTATAGTAGTATTGCTTTACATTGTAAGGTGATTTGATAAACATCATTTACTCTTCCAACACTCCAGTTATTCTTGCTAGTAACAACTCATCTTCTAGTATCTCTTTATATAGATTCTCAAACATCTCTTCCATCTTCACCATCTCCATTTCTTTCATAGTCGTATGGACTGTAGCCATAGACAGCCACGAAAGATATATCAAATATCCTCCGGGCATATCTATAAACTAATCTTTCTATCAAGGTCCCTTCCTTGTCTGTTATCTCCATTGCTTGTAATGAATAGTCATTAAGTTTTTTGTACATCATCTTCTCTCAATCAATACGCCTAACCATATGGCTAGCAACATTACCTGAAGCAACAAGAATATCTGATGAGCCATGATTACCCTAACCTTTTGATTAGGGTACCATTGGCCACGATATCAAAGATACCATCTAGTTCTACTGTTGTTCTATCAGCATAGACAAACACAGTGACATCTTTTTTCTTACGCTTGTCTGTATCTAGTCTTCTCTTACTATGGAAGTAACCCTTGTCATAGCTCCCTGATACATAGAAGGTTGCAAGATTACTAAGGTTAATACCTTGATAGTCTTCACTCTCCCAGTTGCAGTCTTCTCCTCGATACAGTCCTTCTAACTTCTCCATTGCATCTTTCTGGAAGTAATCAGGCTCAGTTGCATCAGCATCATAGTTCCAAAGACTATCTAATATATCTTCAGGTGTGTCTGCTGTTATCTCTACGAGCTTGTCAATATCCCAGTAATATTTCCCGGACTTAATCATTAACATTTCTTTCATGTTCGGGTAAGTACTGTATGCTTCCGGATGCTTGTATGAATCATATCGTTTAGATTCTTTCATCTCTTTTTTAAGACTGGATTTAGCTTCTTTAATTGCTAGAGCATCTAAGCACTTCTCTGCGAAGGCTACTATCTCTTCTTTAGAATCAAGGTAGAATCTAAATTGGCCTGAGTTTCCCTTGTTTCTACTAGCATCATAGATATATCCATTGACTGAGATACCATCTCCATGTGTATCAGTACTAATATAAAATGATTCAGTTGAATCATCACCATATGATGAAAGATGATTTATTGAAATAGAATTTTGCAACTCTGTTATTTCACTGTACTTAGTATCATCTTTCAGCACCTTGTCTTTTAAAGATGCGGACTTACTACCATTCTTATTAACACCATCCACTTGACTGTTATAGATTTCTACATCAGCTATATCTATGGCTTCGCCTTTAGTTATTGTTTGTTTTATATTCATTATTCTTTCTCCTCTATGTCTCCATTTATATTTACTTGTGAATCATCTCCATATTCTGTACCAATAAAAGTAACTTTAACATTGCCTTTATCTACCATCTTCCATTGATTCGTGTACCCATCTACTAAATCAACTTCACAATATATGTCAGTGATTTCCTCTTCTGATAATTTGACATCACTAACTATTTCGTAGTGTCTACTATCTTGTGAATACTCTTCTACTTCGTATGTATACTTAGCCATTATCCATTTCTCCCTTTACCATTATGTAAATTCTGCAGGTGTGTTACCTGAGTCTTTCTATTTGCTTTCATAAGCCCACCTTTTTTAGGACTCTTAGCTTTCCTTCGTTGTAGTCTATTCATTAGAACATCCCCGGAAATTCTACAGTCCCTTGGAAATCTTCTAACTGCTCCATTAACTGTTGTATTTCGTATAGCTGTTCTAAACAGTCGCTTAGTTGGTCATACTTATATGTACTCTCTAAGTTAGTGCCGGACATATTCTCCATCCATTGCTCTATCTCATCATATAGAGAATCAACTTCTGCTTTACCATCTATACAATTTCCTATGGCCTCTTCTAATCTATCGCTTCGGCCCTTATATTTTCTAAGGTCCTTTAGATTCTGATAATGTCTAACAGTTTTAAACAGGTCGGTGACTTGTCTATCGCTAACCATCATCACACCATCTACAATTTCAGCGCTACTAGGTAGGCTGATAGTAACTGGTGGTCTTTTTAATCTCTTCTTACTCATTAGTTATTCTCCTTAACTATCTTGTAAACCAGCTTAACCAACTACAAATATAGTTCAACCTATCTTAAATAAAATGTGTTAATCGATTTGACAAGTATCTCTAAAGGTAGTATGGCTGACTTAGGCGCGACTTAGGCGCGGATACCACTACATATGGTATGTCTTTATATGCGTTTTAAGGGGGGTATTATGTCAACCCGGGCGACAATAGCTTAAAGAAGGTTAGGCCTTTAAATGGCCTGTATCGAGGGCTTAGGGGTAAAGAAAAAGCCCTCCGAAGAGGGCCTTAACTTTAATTACAGTAAAGGGGTTACTGCAATTTATCCATGATTAGTTTTACAGTTTTAAGAACTGCGTTCATTGATTGGTGCAATGTCTCTTTATCGTTGCTACTCCATCCGGCTACATATCCAACACTATAAGAGCTGGTATCAAGTCCGAGCATATTAGCTACAGTGTACGCTATTGATTCTGCTTCTACTTCTCTTAATGGTCGTGGGTCAGTCATATTAAATTCGCGGTCTTCTGAATGTGCGAACATATGGCCTATCTCATGAACCAGTGTTTTTAATTGTTGGGCTTCTGGTCTATCGGCTGAAACTACAATTTCTTTTTTTCCAAAATCGGTCCAGCCATTTAGAGACTTAGAACTCCATGAATCGTAGCGGAAGTTAAATCCATTATCTTCTACTATTTTAATAAATTGGTCTGTAACTTCTGCATCAGTCTTACCGGTAACCCAGTCAACAAGTGAAGGAATCTCCTCTCCTCCTTCTAGTGCTTCGGTGTCTGATACATCAAAGACAAAGACAACTCGGAAAAATAATATTTCCTCTTCGGTGTCCTTACCATTTACTTTGATAACTTCTCCAGTCTTCTTAGTCATTGGAGCAAGTTGCTCGATTCTTTTTGGTGCTGTTCGCTCTTCACAAGTACACTCAGCATTTTTAAAACTTCGGCATACTGTACAAGCTACAACAATTCTCTTATGGTCATCTATCCATTGCTTATAACCCTTTACATAAGTAGCGTGGGGATTGCTAAAGAATATCAAGAATTGATTATTCATTGAGCGATTAATAAACCTAGAACTAAAATCCAAATAGTTTTTCAACTGGTCGGAATCTTCGAAGGCTTCCACTTTGTTGTGAAGGTCTTCTATTATGGCCCTAGCCTTTGATTGCTTTTTCATTACTTAATCTCCTTACAAGCTACAAAGAATTTTCTTGAGTCAAATCTAGAATTATCATCTTCAAATATTGAAGCTAATCCTATGATAATTTGTGCTTTGGTTTCGTTTTGATTTATTACTTTAGCTATTGCTTCGTAATCTTTTTTATTCATTGTCTTAATTTCCTTTTTTTAATTTACTTGCTATATAATATTATCCATAGTTTTATTTGTCAAATAGATTTACAATATATTTTATTCATTGGATGTATATTCTTGCTGGCCTGCTTGTTGGTTGGATTCAAATTAATATAGGGTAGGGTGTTCTAATCAAGCTCTTCGCATATCCGCCCATCACATCCCCATAATGGAGCAGGAGCAATAAAGATGCGGGTAAAGGAAAACAAGAAGTAAGCATAAGTTACTAAGGAGCTATAGAGTCATATAAAACAATGGTAATATCAATATAGACACCCTTTCTTATTATGTCTTAGACATCAGTATTTATCTATAACTAAGTGTATTAAAAGTGTAGTACTAGATGTAGTGTACTTTAGCAGACATACTACATGTAGTAGGACTTGATATACAGTAATAAGAGCGTTCATTAATCTGTTTAAGTGTATTATTACACTCTGGACATTTCATATCTTTATTGTAGTGGGGGTTCTTTCATAGCAGGCATAGTATGCAATAGAGTTGCGAGATAATTTTAATTTCTTATTTCTAAAGTCCTTGGGTACTGGGTTTGCCTTTCTAGTGTATCGTATGACCGATTCCCAGCTTTCTGACTCCTGATGCCACCTTCACCTGTAGCTTTATACTCTAAGTCATTGTTTGTAATTTCATCTTAAATGAACTTGCTTTCTAATGCAAGTTATCCTAAAATTAAAATACGATTAAATAAATTATTCATTATTTAATTTCCTTAGAAATAGTAGCAATACTAAGCATGTATGTCCGGAAGGCCCTCTAGCAATAGAGGGTTTTTTGGTTTAAATATAAATATATCCTGTACAATAAAAGTATTAGCAATTGTTTCCTTCAAACATTGTTGACCCCTTATGTGACCCTAGCTTGTCTAGGGTATGAAATAAAAAAATTTTTTCTCAGTTAAATCATAGAATAGTTATAGTAGGTGTACCTGGAAAATCCAGGGGTAGCATATGAGGATATGCTTCTATTTATAATAAGAAAGAAAAACTTTCTATCTAGAAAACAGTATGTGGTGTACAGTGTAAAAGAAAGAATGTTTTTGTGGATTGTTATATTTTTCATTACAGTTTGGACACTGTACGAGACAAGCCCTGTAGCAATACAGGGTTTTGTTTATAAAGGAGTTTGTAAATCTGTAGGGGCCTGTCGGCCTTTTATTCTTGGATAAGACCTAGGTTTGTGTTTGTTACAGTATTTAAATTTATTGTACTTAGAAATAACAGTGTTACATTCTTTGTGAACACAGACTCTTCCACTACTATAAGAAGTAGAGGGTTTGCTGTTAGGATATTTATTTCCTTTTATGTAATCACTCATACAATATATAGTATAGGAGAACTAATGCCTGGTAAAGGATATAGCCCAAAAAAGGGTATGAAAAAGAATACAACACGAAAGACTAGAAAAAAAAGATAATGGCTGAGTGGCGAGGAATGAAAGTGAAGTTAAATTCACCTAGCCCTATACGAAAGGGTGAGCCTGGCTATGGTCGTAAAAAGTCTAAAGTCTTTGTAATGAAAAATGGGAAAGTCAAGAAAATAATGTTTGGTGACCCTAATATGAAGATAAGAAAAAATAACCCTAAAGCTCGTGCTTCGTTTCGTGCTAGACACAAATGCAGCACAGCTAAGGATAAAACATCTGCACGATATTGGTCGTGTAGAGCTTGGTAAGGAGAGAGAATGGCTAAAGTAAGTTGGATGTATGGTGGCAAAAGATATAGTGGCACCTTGATCCCTAGTAGAGAAACAAAGACACATAGGTTTGCTAGAACAGAAAATGGAAAGATAAAGAAACTTCCTAAAAATAAAAAATAAATAATGGCTGAACGCAAACAATGTAGCAATCCTGGCTGCGAAAAAAAGTTTACTGCAAAACACGGAATGAGTAGGTACTGTAGTCAACTGTGTTCTAATAAAGCTAAGTGGAAACGAGCTAAAGAACGAGAGCGACTTAAAGCTATAGATAAACTTGATATAAACGAAACTACTCTTAATCGTGGTGAACACTATGAGAACTATGTAAAAAACTACGCACAGTTAGTTGAACAGAAAAAAATAACAAGAGCTGATGTTGCACGAATGATTAGTGTTGCAGATGATATTGTTAGTAAGATGCACAATGCGTATCGCATAGATAAAGATAATGCAGATAAACGAGAAGAGTGGACAACACCACAAGAAGCAATTAAGTCACTACAAAAGTTTGAAGATTTTAGAGATAGGTATTTCCAAACAGAAACTGGAGAGATATACGAAACAGCTGACTTTCACCAAAGATGGATTCAATCTATTTTAGATGCTATTGATACAGGTGGAGAGCAAATGATTCTTAGCCCACCACGACACGGCAAGACTGATTTACTTACACATTTTGCTATATGGCAGATATGTAGAAATCCTAATGTAAGAATTATGTGGGTAGGTGGTAACGAAGAGATAGCTAAGAACGCAGTAGGTGCAGTAGTTGACCACTTAGAACATAACGAAAAACTTATAGAGGATTTCTGTGGACCAGGAAAAACATTTAAACCTAAGAATAGATCAGGTAAATCTTGGACATCAGGACAGTTTACAACAGCTACCAGAACTGTTACTGGAATTAAATCACCAACAATGGTTGCAGTAGGTAAGGGTGGAAAGATACTTTCTCGTGACTGTGACTTGATTATTGCTGATGACATTGAAGATCACGGAACTACAGTACAACCAAGTGCTAGGGAACAAACTAGACAATGGTGGACAACAACACTCTCTAGTCGTAAAGAAGAACATACTGCTATTGTAGTCATTGGATCAAGACAGCATCCAGAAGATTTATATAACTTTCTTTTAGAAAACCCAGAGATGACCACGATTGTTGAAGAAGCACATAGTACAGAGTGTGTGTTACCAGAGAACGAAATAGAGTTACATACTGATTGTATGTTATGGAAAAGTAAACGAAGTTACAAATGGTTATTGTCAAGATTACGAGCAGCTGAAACCACAGGTGGTAAAGCTATCTTTGAAATGGTGTATCTTAACAAAGCATTTGTTGATGGTATTACAATGTTTGATGTAGAAGAAATAGATGTTTGTAGAGATGTAAACAGAGTTATAGGGCAGGTACCAGCAGGAACACATTTGATTGCAGGACTTGACCCAGCTTCTACAGGTTATCAAGCCTGTTTCTTATGGGCAATAAACTCTGATACAGGAAAAATGTATATGGTAGATATAGAAAACCAAGAAGGTGGTGGAGTTATACAAGCTAAACAGACCATAAAGAAATGGCACGAGAAGTATGATTTATCTCATTGGGTTATTGAAGAGAATGGTTTTCAACGAGCTATACGACAGGATAAAGATTTAAAAGACTATTGTTCAAGAACAGGTATATATCTTGAAGGACATCAGACACAGAAAAACAAATTTGATCCTATCTTTGGTGTAGGAAGTATGAGAGAATTGTTTAGAGAGGAACTAATAAGTTTGCCGTATGGTAGTGCAGAAAGCGAAACAAAGAGTAATATATATCGTAGACAGCTAATTTATTTTTCAACTGGTGCTAGTAAGCAATCTGGTAGAAATAATAAGTCAGATGTTGTTATGGCTTCTTGGTTTCCAATGAAAGTTATAAGAAGAATGCAAAAAGAAAGATTAGCAGAAGTAGGATTAGATTATGAACCAAGTTTCGGAGAATGGGATATAACAGATATGAACGAAAGTCCTTGGAGTTAGTATGACACCTGAACAAATACAACACGCAATAACACAGTTACATTTTGATAATCAAAGTGCATACTCTACTAGAGGTCGTGTTCGTGCAATTATGAATGGTGGCCCTGATGGTATTCAGGCTTTACTTGGTGATAACCTTAAAGGTTTTCAAGACTGGCAAGTACCTGTACCAAACCTTATGATGTCAGGACTAGAACACTTGGCACAAAAGATTGGTCGTATTCCTAACTTAAAAGTAGATGTACCTAATGGTAAGGATAGCGATAGAGCAAGACAGAAAGCTGAAAAGGTTGGAAGGATTGTTAATGCGTATGATGAGGTACAGAAACTAGATTTACAAATGCCACAAGTAGGTAGATGGCTACCTGGTTATGGTTTCTCTGTGTGGGTAATTAGAGAAAAGAGAGATGCTAATGGAACACCATATCCTTGTGCAGAACTTCGTGATCCATACAACTGTTTCCCAGGTTACTTTGGTGCAGACCAACAACCTAAAGATATGGCTATTGTTCGTAGAGTTCCTAAAGAAGCTCTAGCTAGAACATATCCTAAATATGCAAATCAAATATTAAATAAAGATGCTTATAACACAGATTTCCTAGGTGTAGGTAATGCCTATGCTTCTGCATATACAGACCAGTACAATGGCTCTTGGGCTAACAGTAATGGTGATGGCGACTTAATAGCAGAGTATTACAACTTAGAGGGAACTTATATTTTCCATATGACCTCTGCAACTATTCTTGACTTCATACCAAATCCACTAGATAGTGGACCTGCCTTTGTCATAGGTAAGAAATTTAGCTTTGACAGATTGCAAGGACAGTATGACCAGATCATAGGACTTATGGCTTCTATGGCAAAGATTAATGTGATGTCAATAATAGCAATGGAAGATGCAGTCTTTACAGAAACTAACATATCAGGAGAGATAGAGTCAGGACAATATCGTAAAGGTAGATTCGCTGTTAACTATTTAGCTCCAGGTACACAGGTAAGTAAACCTGCTTCTA